TAGGTATCTCAACTATTACAGCAGGCTATATCGTGTGGATGATGTTGTTCCACCGCGATAAGGCCATTCTTGTTATGGCAACCAAGTTTGCGACAGCAGGAAACTTGGTTAAGAAAGTTAAGAACATTATGCGCAATGTGCCTGACTGGTTAAAAATTGCACAAATCAGTGTAGACAACCGCACATCCTTTGAATTATCTAACGGCTCATCTATTAAGGCGGCTTCAACATCTGGTGATGCTGGTCGTTCGGAGGCCCTGTCGCTTTTAGTTCTTGACGAGGCCGCGCATATTGAAGGTCTTGAAGAATTATGGACAGGTTTGTATCCTACGCTGTCTACGGGTGGTCGATGTATTGCGCTTTCTACGCCCAACGGAGTGGGTAACTGGTTTCATAAAACTTGCACTGACTCAGATGCTGGCGCAAATAATTTTAATTTAACAACGCTAATGTGGGATGTGCACCCAGACAGAGATCAAGAGTGGTATAAAAAAGAAACTAAAAATATGTCAAAGCGCCAGATTGCACAAGAGCTTGAGTGTAACTTCAATACATCTGGCGAGACTGTGATTGATCCCGAATGTATGGAGTGGATGCTCTCTACGGTGTGTGAGCCAAAATATAGAACTGGATTTGATAGAAACTTTTGGATTTTTGAAGAATTCGATCCAACATGTAATTATCTTTTAGTAGCCGATGTATCGCGCGGAGACGGTGCTGATTTTTCTACATTCCACATTGTTAAGCTAGAAACGTTGCAGGTTGTTGGAGAGTACCAAGGCAAGCCGACTTTGGATATGTTTGCTAATATGCTAAATAGCGTAGGTCGTGAATTTGGCGGCTGCATGCTTGTGGTAGAAAACAACAACATTGGCTATTCAATATTAGATAAGCTTATAAATGAATATCAATACCCCAATGTATATCACTCTATTAAATCGACACACGAATATATCGAACAACATCAGGCTGAGTTAAGAACGTCAGCAGTTCCTGGTTTTACCACGTCTATGAAAACACGTCCTCTCATCGTTGCTAAATTAGAGGAGTTTATTAGAAACAAACTAATTACCATATATTCTTCTCGTACTGTGAACGAGATGAAAACTTTTATTTGGAGGAACGGAAAGCCACAGGCGATGAAAGGCTACAATGATGATTTAATTATGGCGTTAGCTATAGCGTGCTGGGTCAGAGATACCGCACTTCAGGCCAATGCAAGAGATTTAAATTATCAAAAAGCTTTTATTAGCGCGGTTTATACCACCAGGACGACTATGAATACTAAGATTAAAGGGCAGCATGGCTACAAGAAAGATGAAATTTTTGATAAAATGACTGAAGCAGAAAAATTATATAACCAATATAAATGGATAATTAAGTGAGAAAATAAATGGCACCAAACAACCCAAAGCAAGGAAGAAATCCTGCCAATAGGCAAACAACATTATTTAAATCCTTAACGCGTTTGTTTTCTGGTCCTATTGTTAACTACAGATCACAAACAGGGCGCCGAATTCGCAGACAACATTTGGATAAATTCGCGTCACGATTTAAAAGCGCTTCCGGACAGCAATTTAAAAAGTCTCTCTATAGCCCTCTTGATACTATTGCGACCAATGCTATAGCCAATCAGCGTCGATCTGAGCGTTATATTGATTTTGATCAAATGGAATACATGCCTGAAATAGCATCTACCTTAGATATCTATGCTGATGAAATGACGACTTATTCTGCTCTTAGTCCAATGATTAATATAGATTGTCCGAATGAAGAAATTAAAGCCGTCTTAGCTATTTTGTATGATCAAATTTTGAATGTTCAATATAATCTTTTTGGATGGGCCCGCACCATGTGTAAGTATGGTGATTTCTTTTTATATCTGGATATAGATGATAAGTTTGGTGTTCAGTCTGCTATATCTTTACCCATACAAGACATAGAACGCCTTGAAGGGCTGGACTCCACTAATCCTAATTATATCCAATATCAATGGAACTCTGCTGGTATGACTTTTGAAAACTGGCAAGTTGCGCATTTTCGTATTTTGGGTAATGATAAATATGCTCCATATGGAACTTCTATTCTTGAGCCGGCGCGCCGCATCTGGCGCCAGCTAACATTGATGGAAGATGCTATGATGGCCTATCGCGTTATTCGCTCTTCAGAAAGAAGAGTCTTTAAAATAGATGTCGGCGCTATTCCACCAAATGAAGTTGAGCAATATATGCAAAAAATTGTAACGCAGCTAAAAAGACACTCAGTAGTGGATGCATCTAGCGGAAGAGTTGATTTGCGATACAATCCTATGTCTATTGAAGAAGATTATTTCATCCCCGTTCGCGCAGGGTCGGCTACAGATATCGTTAATCTTGCGGGCGGCACAAATACAACCGAAATAGATGATATTAAATATTTACGCGATAAATTATTTTCTGCGCTTAAGATTCCTCAAGCATATTTGGCCATGGGAGAAGGAGCTGCAGAAGACAAGACTACGTTAGCTCAAAAAGATCTTCGTTTCGCGCGCACCATTCAGAGATTGCAGCGTGTTATTGTTGCCGAGTTAGAAAAGGTTGGAATTATTCATTTGTATACGCTTGGTTTTAGAGGGGATGATTTATTAGCCTTTGACTTGTCGTTAAATAATCCATCTAAAATTGCAGAACTTCAAGAAATTGAACACTGGAAAGCTAAATTTGATATCGCCGGCGCAGCAACTGAGGGCTACTTTTCAAGACGCTGGGTTGCTGAGAAGATTTTTGGAATGTCTCATGAAGAGTTTATGCGCAATCAACGCGAAATGTATTATGATCGCAAGCATGATGCTGCCCTGCAAGGGGTTGCTGAAGCCGCGGCCGCCGGTGAAGGGGGCGGCTTGGGCGGTGGCTTAGGCGACGATCTCGGCGGTGATCTCGGTGGTGACCTCGGCGGTGACCTCGGCGGTGACCTTGGCGGCGACTTAGGTGGTCCTGAAGAAATGCCTGCCGGTGATGCTGGTACCCCGGCTGAAGGTGGGGGAGATGAATCCCCGTTATTAGCAGTTCCGCCCGGTTCGCGAAATTCTCCACGGACGTATGGGAAAGATGAAAAATATTATCCCGTTAAGCGCGACGGAAGAAAACGTTCTGGATTTCGAAAGAGTCAATTAGCTAAGACTAATTTAGAGAAACGAGGCCGCGCCCAAAGAGCAAGAACTCCCGGATCGGAGATCAATTCAATGGCGAGCAGGGATAATATTGCAGCAATCCCTAGCATTGCAAAAGGTATTTATGAAGATAAACAGTCTATTTATAACTTGAGAGAACAAAACGAAGAAGATAGACTTTTTAATATTAATAAATCTATCAAAACTCTTCTAGAAAATCTAGAAAATAAAGACAACCTATTAGCGGAGCATCAGGATGAAGATAAAGCACAATAAAAAAAGGAACACAGCGTTTATTTATGAGTCATTAGTCAAAGAAGCAACAGCATCGATTATTAAAAATGACGCACCTAGACGAAAAAAAGCTTTTCGTATTCTTAATAAACATTTTGCGGAAGGCTCTTTGTTGCGCAGTCACTTAGATTGCTATAGGTCTTTATACGAAACCAACAGTATAGATAAACATACAGCTGAAAAGATTTTAAAAGAAGCAAAATTGAGCGCTCGACTTGTAGACCCCCAAGCGTTATTCAAAAAGCAAACGGAATTAATAAAAGATGTAAACGAAGAATACACTTCGGACTTTTACAACACTTTTGTGCCGAACTATAGAACATTGGCTACAATTGCTCAAATATTTTCTGGAAAACTTTCGCCGAAAAATTCTATTATTTTAGAAAGTCACTTAATTGATAATATGAGTCACACGCCAATAATTCCAAATGAAACTGCTAAAATTGATGGATTGGTCTTAGAGCGCTTCATTAGTAAATTTAACGAGAAGTATAATACCACTCTATTAGCCGAACAAAAAGAATTGTTGACTCATTATATTTCTTCTTTTGTGGACAATTCCTTGTCTTTAAAAGTTTTTCTTAATGATGAAATAGCACGATTGAAAGAGGCTCTGCAAAATTCACTTAATGTTGCAGAGATCAAAGAAGATCCTTCGATGGCTCGAAAAACACAATTAGTAATTGAGAAACTGGAAGGGTTTTATTCACATAAACTAGACGAAGGCGCCCTGCTTACTATTTTAAAAACACAAGAATTAGTAAAGGAAATTAAACAAAATGGCGATTAAAGTTAAAATCGGCAAAGGCGCCAATGTTGAAGTTGTGCAGCTTGAAATGGATATCCGTAAAAGTCTAAACGGCGACTTAATGATTTTTGATCATGGCGATATTGATATTGTTTTATCCACAAATAGTAATAAAATATTAGCTTTCCCCAAAGAGACAATGAATGATTTAGTGTATGGTGCGCAAAATAGGTTATTTGCACATTTACGCAAACGCGGATTGGTCATTCCTGAATCTATTCAGGCCGGCTCATATTACGGATCTTTTGAAGGCACCCTTCAAAAGCCTTTTAACGAGAGCCTTAACTCTGCTAAATTAGCTCTAATTAACATCAATTCTTTTATTGAAGAAGAGAGACCATATTTTGAATCCACAGAGGCCATCATTTCAATGGCTGACGACGAATTGACCCACCCGGACAAAACAGACTCCACAGAACTGGGAGAGGTGCCCCAGCGTACAGAGCAGGGCTCAATCCGAACCGGGTTTGTTAGAGATCCTTACTCGCTAAATTATCTTTATACAATATAGGAATTACAAGATGTCTGAAATGAAATTAATCATGGACAGCTGGGACGCCTATCAAGTTGAAATCCTCCATGAGCAAGAATTTGAAGTTTTCTTCAATAAACATTTTAGTGTCTTGGACGAAGGTCTTGTGGGCGACATTGTTAACGCTGGAAGATCTATTAAAGATGCGGTTGTTAATGTTATCGACGATATGAAAGATTGGGCTGATGATAAGATCAAACAATTTGTTAAATTTATGGGACAAAAAATGCAAGCTTTTATTGCCCAACTTAAATCTAAAGGTGTGTTTAAAAAATATCGGGCCCGACATGAAACAAACGCAGTTAAATTATTAATGACTAACAAGCACATAGATTTAGCAGTAATGGTCTTTACCGCTGCGGCTAAATTAACAGGAGGATTTGTATTAGATAAAGTTGCAAAAACACCTGAATTAATAAAAAAATTTCTTGAACTTTTAGAAACCCCTATTGACACTATAAAAGAACTTTTTGATGATTTTTCTGATGTTGCCAAAATGATACAGAAATTTATTGTGTATAGAAAAGATTTAAACGATCCGAAGTTAGGGTTTGCAAATTGGGCAGATTATGGCGGATTAGCGGAGGCTCTCAAACTATGACAGAACTATTAACATTTATATTGTGTGCCTATGGGCTTACGCAAATTCTTGTCTATGGCAAGATCTTATCGAGACTAAGACCAAAGAAAGGCAAACTTGGAGAACTAGCAAACTGCCCTATGTGCATGGGTTTCCATGTTGGTTGGCTATTAATGCTACTTTCTCCCTTTACAGAACTATTTAGTTTTGATGTAACTGTATTTAATTTCTTCCTTCTTGGAGGTTTATCATCGGGAACATCATACATTTTATCAATGCTCTTCGGAGATGACGGAGTAAAACATGAACACAAGTTGGACTAATAAATGGATGTTACAGCCAGTTCGTCGCTGCTGTAAAGGATCGTGACGATGGGAAAGAAATTATTAAGAGAATATTATGAACTCTGCGAAGGTGGTGTTTGCCAGGATCTTTTAACTGAAGAAGAAAAAAGATTTGTGGCCAGCGGCGGTATGATATTATCCGGAAAACTTCAAGAGGCCGATGTACAAAACGGAAATGGCCGAATATATCCTCATCGCGTCTTAATGAGGGAGATGAAAAACTATCAAAAGCTTGTACAAGAGCGCCGAGCCCTTGGAGAATTAGATCATCCAGAAGATTCAGTTATCAACCTCAAAAACGCCTCGCATCTTGTAACGGATGTTTGGTGGGATCAGAAAAATGTTATGGGCAAAGTTAAAGTCTTGGATACTCCCTCTGGGCAGGTTTTAAAAAGTTTAGTGAATTCTGGCGTTAAACTTGGAATCTCTTCTCGGGGAATGGGCTCTGTGCAGGAAAGCGCAGGTCAGACAATTGTCGAGGATGACTTCCAATTAATTTGTTTTGATTTTGTATCTGAGCCTTCGACGCCGAATGCATTTATGATGCAAGAAGCAAAAAACTATTCCAACAAAGTTTTCACTAAGGCTGATAGAATAAACAGATTATTAAACGAGGTGTTGGATGAAGAAGTCTGAGCTAAAACAGCTTATTAAGCCTCTTGTTAAGGAGTGTATTCATGAAGTTCTTCTCGAAGAAGGCCTTCTTGCTAATATAGTATCTGAAGTGGCCACCGGCCTTGGTGGAACGCTCATGGTTGAAGCCAGAGAGAATCCGGCACCCCCACAGACGATGAGCCAAAAAGCATCCGAATCGCGCACTCGAATTAGTGAGCATCGCGCTAAACTAATGAATGCAATGAACAAGGATGCTTATAATGGAGTTAATTTGTTTGAAGGAACAGAGCCTTTTAATAATTATGAAGCGGCCGCTCCCAAAAAAGGCTCCGTTGATTTAGGGCACCCAGGAGACTCTGGTGTTGATATCTCATCTTTAGTTGGGGGCGCTTCAAAAATTTGGAAGGCGATGAAATAGGAATACAATGGCTAATAAAATAAATGTAATAGTAACCGCTAGAGAGTGTAGAAACAACAATGAAAGATTGATTCGCAAGTTTAATAAAAAAGTCAAAAAAGAGCGAATTATTGAACAGGTAAAAGATCGCAGAAGGTATAAAAAACCTTCTGTTGTAAAAAAAGAAAAAAGAAAGAGAGCCCATCGCGCACGTCTTCGCGAACAGCTAAAAAAACAAAGAGCAATAGAAAGACGCAATAGAAGAAATAAATGACTATTTATGTTAAAAGCACTAAAACTGGAGGTTTATAGACATGGCAAGTGCAAATCAATTTACATCAAGCTGGGCTGTCGGAGTCGGGCTCAATAATGTGGGCTCATACCAAGTAAGCGGCCGCCCCTTTGCTAGTGGTTCTGTAAACGCGACCAGTGCCGTTAAAGTATCTTTCCCCAACGTAACTAAATGGGTTCAGGTCATCAACAAAGCGGGCACCCCTTTGAAAGTGGGTTTTTCAGAGGCCGGTGTAAGAGCAGACGCCAATTGGACATCTACTTTGGGAAAGGCCGCCGGCGTTGCATATTTTACAGTACAATCAGGAAGCGCCAATGGCGGTGTTCTTGGTAAGAGCGAAGTGATGGAAATAAAAGTATCACAATTGTGGCTTTCCGGATCGTCTGCTGTTGAGGTGGTGGCCGGCCTAACTAACATTTATGGCGGCCGAGCAGCTACTTCAACTGGGCCTAACTGGAGTGGTTCAATTGGGGTTGGATAAGTCAGCCATTATTAGTGAACCTTTTATTATAATACTGGCTATTTATAGTTAAAAGGGGCAGATAAATGGCTTACAATACCTCTAAGGGACCTAGACAGCTTGGCGATATAAAAAACGAAGATGACGTCGATACACGACTCGACTGGGAAGACGATTATATAGGCCTTAAAACGGGCGGAACAACACGCCTCGCTATCTCTGGAACCGCCGGCAATGTTGGTATTGGGACGGTGAACCCTTCCCACACCTTACAAATTGATTCGAATTCTGGGGTTGAGGGTCTGCAAGTTAATGGCGCTGCAAACCAATACGTAGTCAGCTTTAGAGCTAGCACAACCACAGGACAATCCTATGGCCCTTATGTGCGCGCCGGCACGAACGGTTCCGATGCAGCGCTTGTCATAGAGAATGCCGCTGGAACAACATCATTACTCAAACTGACTGGCGAGGGATTACTCGGCATCGGAACGACGAGCCCAAACCGAATGTTGGAAGTTCAGAACGATGACAACACTCCTCAACTTCGAATAACTCATACTGACGAGACACACTTT